TTAAAAGGCAATACTGAATTAGAATGGCACATTGACAAAGGCTATTCAGAAAATCCACCAGAGTATGTTGCTTTATATTCTGTAAATATAGATGAAGGCTCTGGTAATACTTTATTTGTTTCAAGTAGAATACTTGATGATTTACCAGACTATTATAGAAAACATAAAAATGATAAAGTTCAGTTTGATATGAACAGATTTATACACGATAAAGAATATGGTTATCATTTTAGAAGTGAAGCAGAAAGAAGATGGTTTAGAAGAAAGTATAGAAATGTTGAACACGAATTAGTACAAGGCGATAAAGAGGGTGTTTACTTATATTATTGTGAGGCGTATAATGATTTACCAGAAATGCAAATGATAAAAGATAAACTATATGACCCTAAAAGAATTCATAGACATAAATGGCAAAATGGCCAACTTTTAATATATAATAATAAAGCAACTAATCACAAACGAGAAAATGGTGGTAAAAAGAGACACTTATGGAAAATTGCGTTGTACGAGAGATAAAAGACTTTAACAGATTAGCAGGTCTTTTTTTATTAGCTAGTTCTATGAAAGATGAGAACGCTAAAAATTATTCTATTGAGAAAATGAAAATAAGATGGTCTAATTATAAATTGTTTACCGTATTAGAATATAATAATACGCCTGTTAGTTTTTCTGGTATATACTATTATGGTAATAATCTAGTAAGAGTATGTGATAGACATTTTACAAATCCAGGTTTTAGACAAAAATCATTTACTAAAGATGTTAAAGAGAAGTTAAGACCAGTTGTAGATTGGTTTTTACCATATCAAACTAATTGGGCGAAAGAGAGAGGTTACGATTGTTTCTTTTCTATTCAAACACCTAGAAAAAGAAATGCTATAAAAAGAGTTGTAAGATTATTAGATAAAGATTTAGGTTATAAAGTGTTGCCTGGTCTATATGCAACTTGTAATCCTGATAGCGATTTATGTTGGCAGAATATAGCTGCGACTACTGATAAGATATTTTTACCTCATAAATCTATAAACTAGATTATAGGTTCTTCTTCGCCTGTGATTAATTCGTAAGTGAGACCATTTGCTGAACACCAAGCTGCTTGTTCAGTTCTTGAATCTGAAAAATCAGTTAATGCCGTAAACTCATTGTAAGTTTCTTCGTCTTTAAATCCAACTTTGAAATATTGTATTAAACTATCGTCTGATATTTTTCTTTCATAATGAATAATCTTTTTAGGATCCGTATTCATATATTCACTAATCTTTTGACCTAAAGGTGTCGCTAATACCTCAGCTTCATCTTTTCTGATATAAAACTCTTTTGAAGTATCAGGTCTAGTATAACTGGCTAATGACCAAAATGCCATAATTTTCTCCTTTTTTTAATCTTCATATAGTTATTTATATCGTATAAATAGTATGGTATAAGGAGTATATAATATGATTACAATAGATGGTAAACAATATGATGAGACAAAATTCAGTCCTGAATTACAGAATTACCTAGTGGTAAGACAAGAAATCCAGGTCAATGCAACGAGACACAAACTTGAGCTTGAAAAAATTGATGTTTTGACTAATCATTATAACGCTAAAATAGTAGAATTAATAAAAAAAGAAGCACCAGAAACAGAGATTAAAGTAGAAGAGAAAAAATAGATGGCCGCAATTGCTAACTTACAAGTAGACCAAGGCGCAACTTTTACCTCGGATGTCACCGTAAAAGACGCTAATGGTAACCCATTCAATCTGTCAGGATATACTGCCAGAGCAAAGTTAGCAAAGGGCTATCAATCCACGCAGACTAGACAAGATTTCACAACAACAATCGCTTCAGACGCAGCCTCGGGTGTAGTAACCCTTGGCCTTTCAGCAACTCAAACAGCAGCTCTTGAAGATACTAGGTATGTTTATGACCTAGAAATTCAAACAGGTGATGTGGTTACAAGAGTTATTGAAGGAATAATCTCTGTTAGACCACAGGTTACTACTTAATTCTAACTCGTTTTCGTTATAAATATAGAAAAGAGGGAAAGATTTATGCCTGATATAACAGCAAAAATTAATGTAAATACAAGTGCCGGTCCACAAAAAGTAGCAGTAACCTTACCCTCTGCTCAGGCAGCTGGGAATAGCACTTTACAATTAAAATTATTAGGTGACGTTGACACAACAGAATTAAATGATGGTGCATTATTACAATATAGAGCTTCAGACGGTAAGTTTGTAACCAGAACGGAGATAGTAACCACAACCGGAACGCTCTTGTTTAATTGTGGTAACTTTTAGGAATAAAAAATGGCAACTATAATTCAGATAAAAAGAAGTTCCGCAACTTCAGCACCTTCAACACTAAAACAAGGTGAATTAGCATTAACATTCGGTACAGGTTCACAAGCAAACCTAGGTGATAGATTATTCATAGGTACAGGTTCAATTGATGGAAATGGTGACGCAACTAGTATTGATATAATTGGCGGTAAATATTTTGCAGATTTAAATGACCACGCTCACGGTACATTAACTGCTAACTCAACAATAATTGTTGACTCAAATAAATCAATAGACGAATTAATCATAGGTAATTCAGCAACTGCTGGTGGTCAAGTTAAGATAAATGAGGGTACTAATAACGGTTCAAACTTTATTGCCTTAAAAGCACCTAACAGCGTATCTGCTACAACAACTTTCACATTACCTAATGGCGATGGTACAGCAGGTCAGTTTATGAAAACTGATGGTTCTGGTAATTTATCTTTTGAGACAATCTTTTCAAACATAGATTTAGCTGGCGATACAGGTACAGACGTTTATAATACTAATGAGACTTTGACATTTACAGGTGGTACTGGTCTTGATTCAGCAATCACAAATAACAACGTAACCTTTAACATTACAGATTCAGGTGTAAACACAAACCAAATAGCTGATGACGCAGTAACCAATGCTAAGTTATCAACAAATGGTGAAACTACTTTAGGTTCGTCTGTATTAACTTTAGGTTCTACAACAACAGATATTGCAGGTTTAACTTCACTAGTTATTGATGACATTACAATTAATGGTCAAACAATGTCAACTGGTGCTTCAAACAAAGATATTAATTTATCTCCTCACGGCACAGGTACGGTAAAAGTTCCTAGTGGTTATGAAGATAGAAGTGGTTTTGATAGTCAATCATTAGCAAACAAAGCATATGTTGACCAAGTCGCTCAAGGTTTAGATACTAAACCATCTTGTAGAGCAGGTACTACTGCTGACTTATCAGCAACTTACGATAACGGAAGTTCAGGTGTTGGTGCAACATTAACAGCAGGTTCAAATGGTGCTATCGTAGTTGACGGTGTTTCACTTTCAGTTGGCGATAGACTTTTAGTTAAAAATCAAACAACAGCTTCTGAAAACGGTATCTATTCGGTAACAACGCAAGGTGATGGTTCAACTGCCTTTGTATTAACAAGAGCAACTCCTGAAGACCAACCAAGTGAATTATCAGGTGGCGCTTTCGTATTCGTAGAAGAAGGTACTGCTAACGCAGATAACGGTTATGTATTTACACATACAGGTGCTCCAACTTTTGGAACAACTGCTTTAGATGTAGCACAATTCTCTGGTGCAGGTCAAATAGACTCTGGTGCCGCTTTAAGTAAAACAGGTAATAGACTTGATGTTGAAGTAGATGACTCTTCAATTGAAGTAGCTACAGACGCATTAAGAGTTAAAGCAGCTGGTATTACAAATGCTATGTTAGGTGGTTCAATTGCAACTTCTAAACTGGCAAATCCTACAATATTCTTTACAGATGAAAGTTCAACGCAAGGTCAAGTATCTTTAGAAGGTACTTTAGAGTTCTTGGCAGGTGAGGGTATGAACACAACTGCTAACGGAAATAAATTGACAATCGCAGGTGAATTAGCAAGTAATTCAAATATCGGTGTTGCTAAGTTTAGTTCAGATAATTTCACGGTAACAACAGGTGATGTAACCGTAACCACAATTGACGGAGGTTCTTTCTAGTGTTTTGTGTGATTAGAAAATGGTGGGATAGTGTTTTAAAATCTTATGATGATAAACAAGTAAAATACTTATCAGGCAAAAAGAAAAGTAAAGAAGTTAAACTTGTTGATTTAGAATATAAAACAAAAAAAGAATTAGAGATTATCGGTAGAAAAATCGGTATAGAATTAGACAGACGATTAACTAAAGACAAATTAATTAACAGAATTAAATATAAAGTAAGAAATAGAAGAAAATAATGGCAACCGTAATTAAACCAAAAAGAACAGAGGTATCATTAAGAATACCATCATCTTCAGCCCTTGAAGTTGGTGAGTTGGCTATGAACGCCTCTGATGGTAAGTTTTTTACAAAACTTAACAATGGTACGGTTAGAGAGCTAGGTGGTGCAGGTTCAGTAATTTTACAAGACGTTACCACTAACGGTAATATAACTACAAACGATTTAATCTTAAATGGTTCAAATTTAGTATTTGAAGGATTATTAGAAAACGCTTTTGAAACTACTTTAAAAGTTGTTGAGCCTACTGGTGATAGAATAGTAAGATTGCCTAACGTTTCTGGAGATGTTATCACAACTGGAAATTTAACAAAAGATGGTACTGCTACAGGTGACCCTTTAGCAGCTGAAGGTGACGCAGTAGCATTTGCTATCGCATTAGGAGGATAATATGGCAAGTTCGTTTATAAATGCAGGTGCAGCTCTAAATGTAGGTGATTCGGCAAGTGCTAACGTTTATACGTGTCCAGCAGGCACAAAAGCAGTTATCCACGCTTGTATGATATCAAACCTAAATCCATCAGGTACTTCTAAAGGGACAATCAAAATTACGACAGATGGCGGTACAACGTTCAGACACGTTATTAAAGATGGTGAGGTACCACCAAATGACACTTTACAGATGGATAAACCTCTAAATTTAGAGGCTGGCGATATAATCAGAATTTATGGTGATGTAGCTAATATGGAATGTTTTTTATCTATATTAGAATTAAGTTAAAAACTTTTATAAATATAGATAGAATTTAAGTTAGGAGAAGACCAGAATGGCACTAGTAGTTAATAAAGTTTACAATGCTAAAGACGCAAATGGTAAAGTTATTACTAGTGAATATGCTCTCCACGGAATGAAGAGAGACGCTGATGGTCTTTTAACTTATAGTAAAGTAAATTGGTATAGTGGAGACACTATTAAAATGGACAATGGTGAGGGTACTGCTTACAACTCTGTTGGTTCTTTTCAAACGAATGAAATGGAATATGCGAGTGGTCCTTATGGAGTAGGTCATAATATTAATGATATACCTGTTGAGTATAATTCAACAAATGACCCACGACTTGCTAATACTAAATTTAGAAACTATGAGCAACACGTTTTTGATGAAAATAAAGCGACATACTTTATTAATGATGAAGGCTATTTGATATTGAGAATTGGAAGTGAATATACGTATAGCTCAAAAGATGGTGCAACTGGAAACTGGACCACATAATAAGGAAATATAGGAACGAACAATGGCAGATTTTGTACTAGGTAGATTAAAGTTTCACTTCAAGGGTGCTTGGTCAACCGGAACCGCTTATATCAAAGATGACGTACTTACTTATGGTGGTAATGCGTTTGTATGTAAAGTAAACCATACAGCTTCAGCAGATTTTTACACAGATTTAAACCACGCAACGCCTAAATGGGCAAAAATGGCCGGCGGTTTTGAATACAAAGGAAATTGGGCGTCAACAACTCTTTACAAAGTTGACGACATTGTTACCTTTGGTGGTTCAACATACAGATGTTTAACAGGTCATACTTCACAAGCAGACTTATATGACGATAATGCTAAATGGCAAACATTCGCTGCTGGTTTAGCTTGGAGAGGTGATTGGCAAACTTCAACATCTTACAGAAATGATGACATAGTTAAATATGGTGCAAACACATATCTATGTACAACTCAACATACATCTTCAGGTGCAACTTTAGATGAAACTAAATTTACTTTATTCGTATCAGGATTAGAATTTGAAGACTCTTGGTCTTCATCAACTTTATACCAATTAGGTGACATAGTAACCTACGGCGGTTATAACTATGTTGCTGAAAGAGCAAACAATAACGTTATACCTTATAACAACTCTTCAGATTGGAAATTATTAACAACAGGATTTAACAATACAGGTACTTGGTCAAACTCAACAGCATACAAAACTGGTGATACCGTTAATCACGGTGGTCATTATTATGTGGCTAAAATTGATGGCACAGGTCAAGAACCAACAGGTACAACTAACTCATATTGGGATTTAGTTGTTGAAGGTTTATATTGGAGAAACAATTGGGCAACAGGTACTGCTTACAAAATTGGTGACGCAGTATCACACGGCTCATCTTCATACAGAGCAAAAACAAATCACACATCATCAGCTTCAAACAGACCAGATGTTTCAGGTCAAACTTCTTGGGACTTACTTGCAGAAGGAGATTCAAACGCAACTCTAACTACAAGAGGTGATATACTAACTAGAGACGCAACTCAACGAGTTAGATTACCAATCGGCGCTGCTGGTACTTTCCTAAAATCAGATGGTACAGATATTGTTTGGGCATTACCAAATGTTTCAGATAAAGTTTATTACGTATCTACTTCAGGTGCTGATAATACAGATACAGGTAGAGGTACTTCTCCTGAATTACCTTGGAGAACAATAAAATATGCTTGTACACAATTAGCTTCAGACGCTACAAATTTCAAAACAATTAAAGTTGCAACAGGAACATATACTGAACAATTACCGATTACGGTTCCTAGAAAAACTGCTATCATAGGTGACAACTTACGAAGTGTTACCGTTTCGCCAGATACTACAACTAACAATGGTTCAGGTGCTGGTATTTCAAGTGATGGTTCAACACCGAATAACAGACAGACAATGTTTAGATTAAATGACTCTTGTACATTATCTGGTATGACATTTAGTGGTATGACAGGACAATTACAAGGTTCAGCTAGTGCAGATGGTATTACAAGACCAACAACAGGTACAGGTGCAACAGCAACTGGTGTTGTTTGTGCTCTTGACCCAGGAACAGGTCCAACAGATACGTCTGTTCATATTGTTGCAAGGTCACCTTTCGTGCAAAACTGCTCATCAATTGGTACTAGAGCAATCGGTATTAAGATTGATGGTTCTTTACACAATGCAGGTAATAAATCAATTCTTGCAAATGACTTTACACAGGTTATAGATAACGGTATCGGTGTTTGGTTATTGAATGGTGCAAAATCAGAATTAGTATCAGTATTCACTTATTACTGCCACGTAGGTTATCTAGTAGATTCAGGTGGTGTAATGCGTTCACTAAACTCTAACAACTCTTATGGTGAAAAAGGTTCAGTTGCTTCAGGTGTTGACCCTAACGAAACACCTACAACAACAACGGTAACTACAAGAGATAATGAGGCAATCATTGGTAGAGCATTAGTATCAAACGCTGGTGTTTACAGATTAGAACAAGAATACGCAGGTGAAACTTACACGTCTGCTACAGAAACAATTACAGGTTCAGGCGCAAATGCTAACTTTACTGCTGACATAGATGACGGCGCCGTCAAACATATTGATGTAACCACAAATGGTGATGGACACTTTACTACAATTGGTGTTGCTCAAGGTGGTTCAACAACTACAATTAGATTAGCGGCTGCTGATACACAGGCAGATGATTTCTATAATGGTATGAGAATTACGGTAACAAGTGGTACGGCTTCAGGTCAAACTGCTTATATTGGTGATTACGTATCAGCAACAAAAACTGCTACGGTATATAAAGAAGATGGTACAGCAGGTTTTGATGTATTCGGTCCAACAAGTGTTGCAGTTGCTCCTAACGCAACGACAAACTATGAGATTGAGCCGAGAGTAACCGTAACCGGCGGTGGTTCTCCTACAAGAAATGCATTAGCAAGAGTTGTAATTGAAAACCAAAAAATAAAAAGATTTTTAATCATAGATGGTGGTGAAGGATATACTTCAGCGCCTTCAATTTCGGTAACTGACCCTAACGCAACAACGGTAGGAACAGGTACTGCTTCAATCGGCGATGGTGTAATTTCAAGATGGACTTACGTAGCTGCAGGTTCAGGTTATAAACAAGAGAACACAGCAGGAACGGTAAGCGGTGATGGTTATGCTGATATTTTACCAGTTGGTGCAACGGTTAAGACTTCTGGTCTATCAGCCGCTCCAAAAGCAGGTTCAAGTATCGTATTTTCAAATGCTTCAACGGTAAGTTATATTATCGTAACCGTTGTTTCACACGCTAACGGTGGTATAACAAATTTAGAAGTATCGCCAAATATTTCAAAAGCAAATGCTCCAACACACGGAACAACTGCTACAATAAGACAAAATTATTCAAATATCAGATTAACAGGTCACGACTTCCTAGATATCGGTACAGGTGGTATTGCAACTACAAATTATCC